AAGATGTACAAATATTTCAGAGACACTAAACTTAACGGATAACCTAAGCATTAGTTCGTGGATAAACAAACTCAAACCAAAAATAATTAACTTTAAAAATAACATAACACCAAAGATGTTAAAGAAAGACTCTACAAAACCTAAACTATTCGATAGGGATTCTGCAACACCAAGGCTACTAAAATAAAATGGCAGATACACAAAATACAAGCAACCCTATAAGGGTAGCGAATCCATCACTAGATGGACAACCAAGAACATATCTTACACAAGATGTTGATGCTACTGGAGTAGCACTCTCAGTTGCTTCTGTCTCTGGATTTCCAGGAACAAGTGACTCTGACTTCTATGTTTTAATTGGTGACTATGGAGACGAAAAAGCAGAAATCAAATTAATAGATTCATCAGCAACAACTGGTAAAGTCTTAACTGTCGCAGCTTTGACAAGCTCTCATGGAGCTTCTGACCCAGTTACACTAATAGAGTTCAACCAAATTAAGTTCTTTGGACTAGATTCTGCAGATGCAACGACTTATAACGAACTTGAAGCGAAGGACATAGACCCAACAGCTCAGTACACAGAATATACATATACAACAACACCAGCAGTTTATACATTCTTTTCAACGGCTTATTATCATTCAGTTAGCCTTAATCTTTCAGCATATTCTGAAATAATTGGTAGCTCTAGTTTTACTAGAAGGTCTACAGAAAGAGTTATAAAATCTGCTGCAATAAAAGCCCTAACACAAGTAGATGAAAACCCAACATCTAAATTGACTTGGGACATAGCTGTAACAGTATTACAAGACGGATTAGACGAAATCTCTGCAAGAAAAAAGAGATGGGAGTTTTGGGATACTATTTCAACTGGAACATCTACAGTATCTGGAACAGCAACAATAGCAAAACCTACAGACTTAACACAGTTAGTTAGAATCAAAATAAATGGTTATCAATTAGATTGGATTACTAAGAATGATTATAATAGCTATACAGAGGGAACTACAGCGACTGGAGAACCAAGATACTTCGTAGAAAGGAATGAAACATATTATTTATATCCTACACCGAATGCTGCTTATGATATAGAATATGAATACTATAAAACACCAGATGTACTAAGCAATATGTCAACAGAAATAGACATACCATTAGTACCAGTATTAATATATTACTGTGGTGCTCAATTCGCATATATTAGAGGAAACGATAAAAGAGGAGATAAACTGTATCAAATGTATGTAAGATTACTTGAAGAACAAGTTGAAGAATATGGCGGACCTGCGCAGGATTCTACGGCAGAATACATAGAACAAACTAGCGTTTATAATAATGATATGTTTATATAAAAAATATGGCAACAACAAGACAAACAATTCGATATACAGACTTTGACGGATTACTCAACTCGAATACATCAGACTTCTTGATGAATAAGAATGAACTTATTGCATTGAAGAATGTCTGGACATACAAACTTGGTAAACTTGAAAAGGTTCCAGGATATGACTTAGCATCATCATCACAAGTTATCGACAACGAAAGTCCTAATTTCTTACATTGGTATTTTGATGTAGCTACAAGTAGAGACTATTTACTTGCAACAAGCAATGAAGGCTCAGACTTAACATTGAAATATATAACACCAGATTCAGCAACACCAGTCACATCGTGGACTACAATAGGAAGTATATCTACATCTTGGGATACTTATGAAGATAGCAAACCAGATATGGAAAACTATTTAGGCAAGGCATTTATAGTAGGACATAGACAAGGAACTACATTTTTACCTAATGCTACTGTCGAAGGAGCTGTATTCAGTACAGCAGATACAGATATAACAGATATGCCACAAGGTAAATATATTGTTAGATATAGAGACTTATTATATGTATTATATGCCAAGGTTAGTAGTACAGTATATCCAACAAGAGCTTACTATTCAGACGAACCAACAGCAGGAGCGATAGGTTGGACAGGGATACTAACAAACTTTATTAACTTTGGTTATGATGACGGAGAAGTAATTACTGGAGCAACAGAAGCTTTAGATAGATTGATAGTTTTCAAAGAAAGATCAATGTGGAAATATGATGAATCAGAAAGAAAGAAAATAGCAGATGTAGGTTGTGATAGTTATAGATCTATAGTCAAAGTAAACAACATCCCATATTGGTTTAATAGATATGGATTTTGGAGATGGAAAGGTTACGAACCAGAATTAATATCTGCTAAGGCTCAGAGTTATATCGATGCAATAGACCAGACTAAGCTAGGAGAAGTTGTTGCTACACAGTATGATGGTTTTGAATATAGAGCATTTATAGGAGATGTCACTGTTGAGGGAATATTATATAATAACGCTTGGTTCTGCTGGGATACAAGAAAAGAAACTTGTTATATTAGATGTACTTTTAATGAAGTAAAAGCAGCAACAAACTTTATAATAGCATCTAAACGTAGGGCATACTTCTCAGATGATGACGGGTATGTGTACAAGTTCGGTCATAAAATAGATGGTATCTATGCAGATAATGGTAATGAAATAGATTCATTCTTTATAACACAAGCTTATGACCATGGAGTACCAGAAGACGTTAAGTACACAAACCAAATAACAACATTTACAAAATACGCAGAAGGACTTAAATGTTCAATAGATATAAATAAAAATAACTCATTCGATGATGAGAATATACCACAGTTAGACCAACATATAGGGAAAGCAGATATAGCATCGAGTGGTAATAGATATAGATTTAAGTTTAGGGAGAAGAGTGATAATAAATCATGGGAATTCGAAGGATTCTCAATCTCAACAGAGATAAAAGAATCAGATTAAATATGGGATATTCAGAACTTGGATACAATACATTATTGACAAAAGCAGAAATAACAGATGCTATAACTAATGCTAATGTTGACTCTGTGATTACTTCTGGCGCTATTGGATTTCAGCAAACAACAATGAATAAACTTTTGACAAATCAAGATATGCAGTCTGAAGATTTTGTCACTGGTGTTTCTGGTTGGCAAATACAAGGTAATGGAAATGTTGAGTTCGGAGATGGCAACTTTAGAGGAGATATAACAGGAGCAAGTGGAACATTTACAGGAACATTATCAGCAGCGACTGGCTTTATTGGCGGGTGGACAATTAATGCGACATCTATAACTGATACGGCAGGTACAGTTGGATTATCTTCAGAAGTAACAGGAGGAGATGATATTAGATTCTGGGCAGGAAATGTTACACCTGCATCTGCTCCTTTTAGAGTGACTGAGGCTGGTTCACTAGTTGCAACTTCAGCTATAATCGCTGGATGGACAATAGATTCGACTACAATTTCTTCTGCTTCGAATGAAGTAGTTTTAGATAGTGCTAATAAAAAAATAACGGTAGGTACTTCTGCTGAACTTGTGATAGATGGAGATAACAAAAATATAAGTAGTTCAAACTATATCAGTGGTTATGCAGGTTCAGGTTTTTATTTAGATAGTGATTTATTAGAAGTAGGTAATATAGCTTCTAGAGGGATTATTAGAACAGCTGTATTCCAAAAAGATGTTATAAGTGCGGTAGGTGGTAATGTAGCGATATTAGATGCTGATGTTTTGGATACTGATATGACTGCATTAGACGCTAGTACTTTATCAATAGAAGAAAATACTACTTTTTTAGAAGGAGATATTCTAAGAATTAAAGATGGCATAGATGATGAATGGTTAGAGGTTTTAACATCTGGAGAAGCTATTTGTGATAGTTATAGTGAAGCTTATTGGAACGCATGGACTGCTTTATTCACTGGCGGAGGTTTCCAAATGAGTGGACAATCTTTTACAGGAGACGGTAACGTTTTAAGTAGTTGTAAGTTTTATTTACAAAAAGTGACAGGAAGTCCTACTGGAAATGCCACAGCTACAATTTATGCTCATACTGGAACTTTTGGAACCGATGGAATACCAACTGGTGCTGCCTTAGCAACATCTGGAACCTTTGATGTTTCAACGCTTACATCAACAGCAGAATTAGTAACTTTTACTTTTACAGGAGCGGAAAAAATAACTTTAGTAGACGGAACTAATTATTTCGTGATACTTGAATATCCAGGAGGTGATACTAGCAATAGAGTTAATCAGGGAGCTTCTCTCCCTAATGTATTAGCACCTGGTAATGCAGCTTATTTTAAAACTGCTGACGTATGGACTTCTAGTGAGTGGGATAGAATTTTCTATGTTTACACAGACCAATCTTCAAATCCTTATACAGTTACTAGAGATAAGGCTGGAGATTATACTGCAGATAATAATCCTGCATGGACTAAAGGTGCAGCAGTAGTAAACTATGGACAGTCAGGAGATGGTGGTGTATATATGACAGCTTCGGAAAGTAATGCTCCATATCTTTCAATATTTGACCACGCAGGAGAGCCTTGGGATACTATAAACACTCGTTTAAGACTAGGAAATCTAAACGGTTACTTAGGGTATTCTACGGATAAATATGGGATAGCGATTGGAGAAACTGATAAGTATTTAAAATATGATACAACTAATGGGTTAAGAGTTAAGGGAGACGTTACGTTGACTGGCGGAGAAGTTAGTGCAGATTATTTGACAGCTGGGACAATTACTTCTAAAGCGATTGCTTTGGCGGCGGATGCTACAGATTGCTATATAGGTTCTGGAAAAACTGATTTTACAAATACTGATACTGGCTTTATATTAGGTAGAGATTATGGTGATAGTAATACTGCTAAATTTTATATAGGAAATTCTTCTGATTATTTAAATTGGACAGGTAGTACTATGTCTATGCTATGTTCAGGAGAGAACGCTATCACTATTGATTATGGTTCTGATATTCTATTAAAAGAAGGCGGAGATTTAAAATTTACTTCTGTGGTAGCTCCAACAGCTTGCACCGCAACTCTTGTAGCTACTGCTGTCGGGAATATAGACGCAGGAACACATAGTTATAAAATAGTGTATGTAAATGAAACAGGCGAAACATCATTAGGGGCAGTAAGTAATGTAGTAACCACAGACGCAACTCATAAACAAGTTGACTTAACCGATATTCCAGTAAGCATATCAGGCTCAGTAATTTCAAGGGAAATTTATAGGACAAAAGCAGCATCGCCTGGTGATGTTTATTATTTGCTTGATGAAATAGCTAATAATACAGCTACTACTTATACAGACAATGTCGCAGATGCTGACTTGACAGGAGAAAGTGCAAATAACAAAGAAAATAATACTTATGGAAAAATTATTATTAATAATATTGTAGTCGCATCTTTAGCAACTACAAACATCCTTATAGGACAACATAGCGGAACTAACCTTACAACTGGGTTTGGTAATACCTTTTTAGGAAAACAAACTGGTCGTTTTACTGATTCTGGGTCTCGTAATACATTTATAGGTGCGTTCTCTGGTGAATACAACACTACAGGAGAGAGGAATACTTTTATAGGATATGGTGTCGGAGCTAATACTACTGGAGACGAGAATACTTTTATTGGGCAGGTAGCTGGTTGGTATAACTCTTCTGGATATGGCAATACTTTTATAGGAAACTATGCTGGATTTTATGAAACAGGTTCTAACAAACTTTTCATAGACAATGCAGCAAGAGCCAGCGAAGCCGATGGAAGAATAAAATCTCTTATTTATGGAGGGTTCCACGCCACTGCCTTGTCTCAACAAATCACTTTTAATGTAGGAACTTTGAATATTTTAGATGGTGGGAATATCGCTACTGGAACGACAACAGGTTTAAAAATAGGGACAGCAACATCCCAAAAGTTAGGATTTTATAATGCTACACCAGTAGACCAACCAGCAACAGTTGCTGACGCTACTGATGCTGCTAGCGTAATTTTAAGATGTAATGATATAATAGATAGACTGCAAGAACTTGGATTAATAGCTTAAAAATATGATTTTAGAAATAATAATGACATTAGGAATATCAGTAATATTCACAGAGACACCAGCTGTTGACTGTGGTAACGAACTTGTTAACGGTTGTTATAACACTAGAACAAATACTATCTACCTAAAGTATGAGAAGGATAATATTAATAGAATATTCTACCACGAGTTAGGACACGCGATATTTTATGAAGATGATTACTCGAGGACAATAATAAAAGATTATCCTCCGCTAGCAAATTACTGCACAGAAAAAAAACTAGAGAATTACCCAAGTTTAACGAAAGATGGAAACTGTGAACCGCACTATGATACAGAAGAAAATAGATTAAACGAAAGAGTAGCTAATTACTTTGTAGAATATATATATAACCCTAACAATTTTAGCGTTTATAACCCTGTTCTATATATATATTTTAGAGATAAACTAAATAACATAAAATAATATGGCAATAAATTTAGGACAACAGTTTACACAAGGGCATAATCAAGCAGCCTCTGACTTTCTAATAAAAACAGTAGGAACAGATGATTTAACCTCTTTATCTACAAGCGAACTTGCTCGTGCTATTGATGCCGCAAATCAAGCCAATATAACGGGACTTTCTAATTGGGCTTATTCAGGCACTCAAATAAGTGGTGGCATTGAGTCTGCTTTGAGTGACTATGAAAACCAAATAAAAAGTAAAGGAGTTATAGCAGACGCAGGAAGGGATACTTTTAGAATGACTTTTACTCCAGTTTTATTACAAGAGGCAAACAGGAGAATAAATGAAGGAAAAACAGAAGCTAGAGCTGGAATGACCGCTATGACTAAGGATGGGAAAATTATTTATTATGATTTGACTAGACCTAATTTAAAGACTGAATTTGATAGAATGATTAGTGGAGAAGGATGGACTAATCAAGGAATAACAACTCCTAAGAGAGAGTACAAAAACCCAGCGTTAGCACCTGAAGGATCTGAACAAGCTAGAGTAGATGCACAAGGAGGATCTACTGGAACTGGTTGGTATGACCAAGTTACAGGAAAAGATACACCAGTTGGAGTAGGAACTCCTAGACCAACTTCAACGACAACAGATTCTCAAACTACTTCTACAGCAAATCAACCAGCAGATAAAGATATAAAAACAGCAAGGAAAGATGTTGTTGCAACATTCCATAAATACTTAGGAAGGAATCCAACATCAACAGAGGATTGGAACAATGTTTATAATCTTATGACAAAAGCTCCTACAGAAGTAGAATCTAGATTATCAGCAATATCAGATAAAATAAAAACAGATGCAACCACAGCTAGAACAGATTCTACTGGCGGGACAACTGATGCAACATCTAATATAGATCCTCTAAAGGTTGCACAAAACTTAGGATATACAGCAGCAGACTTTGCTAACGACCCAGGATTTACTTCATATTGGGGAAACAAAAGTAAAGCAGAATTAGAAGAAGCATTAAAGAATAGAAACGATTACGACTCAACTTCTGGTCGTAAAAGAACACCATCTGAACAAGGTTCATATGATGAGAGCTCAGGTTGGCTACAAGACCTATTAGATACTGGAGAGATAGACCAAGCACAATTCAATGCATTAGATGGCATTATGAATACAGACGATTATACTTCTGGTAAACGTGTTTATACAGAGGCAGAGATGACTAAGATAGCAATAGATGCAGAATCAAAAGCTAGAACAGACCTAGAACCATATTATACAGATTTAAAGTCTAGAGATATGGAGGACTTGAAGACTGGATATGAAGATATAAATAATTCAGCAGCTAGATATACACAGAATGAACAGAAGAGTTATAAAGAAACACTAGCAGCGACTAA